ATCGGCCTCTTCCTCCGGGAGCTGGGCGACGCTGGTCATGATTTGCAAGCGCAGGATCTGCTTGGCGAAATTCTCCTCGAAGTACTCCGAGGCGTTATTGTAAGCATAGCGGACATAGTCGAAAAGCAAGGAGCGGGCCAGATTTTCGGATTGGAAATCCAGCTCCGCTCCCGCAAGCTCTTCAAGTGCTGCTTCGCCTTGGGCGATGAGGCGGGCGATGTCCTCGTCCTCATCGTCCCAAGTAACTTTTAGGTAACCTTTTACCTCGTTGAGCATGGTCACTCACCTGTTTTTTGCGGTTTAGCCTTAGCCTTAGCCTCCACTAGAAAAGTGTCGTGGGTGTTAATCCGCTCCATCCGCTCTTTACTCACGTCGATGTACTGGCCTGGTCTATACACACGGGGTTTACCCTTCTCGCGAAAGGGCTTGAGTACTAGCACTCTCATCGGACTACGCTATCGCCACGTGATTGATGACCAGGACATACTGCTCGACAAGGTTGGCGGTGGTGACGGTGATGATGACGATGTTGGGACCAGCTGCCAGGGTGAGGGTTGTGCCAGTTGTCCAGTCGGGATTGCTAACGGGCTCCCCATTCAGGGTGGCGGTGATGACACTCTCAGCCTCAGCTGCAGTAGCCTTTATGGTGACGGTGTTGTTGTCGTTGGCCGCCTCGGCATCATCGACATCAGTCTCATAGTAGTGGATAGCGGGGTCGAAACCAAGGTCCAGTTCGTTCCCCAGCTTATCGACAACCTCAAGGGTCTTGAGCCCGGCCTCGACATAGTCAGCGACGCGAACCACGGGGTAGAAGGGCTTGAGGCCAGAGATGTCAAGCAGGAGGAAGCTGGTGTTATCCAGGGGACGGCCGGTGCCATAGAGCTTGATCAGGTAATACCGCTCGTCATCCAGGAATTTGTATTCGTCGCTATACTCGATTTTGCCACCGTTGGTGCCTGCGCCCATCGCCATGAGGTAACGGTTGCCAATACCAAGGACTGCTTTGCCCTGGGCCATGTAGGCACTCTGGACAACCTTGGTCGGGAAGGGGAATACACCGTTAGCATAGGTGCCGTCGGGCTTCTTGACGGTGGTGGCGGGGTTGATCTTGGTCAGGTAGTCCACGGGGTTGACGACCAGCAGAACCTCCCCTATGGTCCGGTGGAGACCGTTGCGATTTACTGCCAGCTGGGCGACCAGCCCTCCGTAGGTTGCGGGGCCAAAATCTGCCACAGGGATGGCGACCTTGTCGGCGTAGCCAGTGGAGATGTTGTAGTTGTCCAAGTCTTTGGTCATGCCGATGGGCTCGGAGATAGCCCCGTCGTTGGCGATGCCGCGGCCGTTGATGATGCCGTCCTCTAGCCCGTTGGCGATGGCCTCATACAAAATGGTACGAACGTACCGGTCCAGCCATGCAGGGCCAAGGTCCAGCATAGCCTTGCAGACGGGCAGGAAAGCGGAAAGTTTGGTCTGACTGAGGGACAGCTTGGCAAATCCGGCACTCAGCTGCTCGGTGACGGCGCTGCAAATCTTGCCCCAGGTTGCCAAGAAACGGCCTTCCATGGTGGAGTAGACATACTCAATCAGGGCGGCAGCGTTTTCAAACTTGATGGCGCCAAGAAGGGGGTGTTCTTCGGTGATGTCATCAAAAACAGCGTCAAGGACGGTCTTGGGCAGGACATCGTCGAAACCGGAGAGGGCCTGCTGGGGGTTGTTGGACCTCATGGCTTCGATAATTTTCTGGTAATACTTGTTCTCCTCGGAGGTGAGGGCGCGGACTCCACGGCCGGCCAGGACTTGGTTGTCGGCGGCTTGGATCAGTCCCTTGGCTTCGGCCAGGACGGCCTCCTGCAGCATGTCGGTGTACTCGGTAAATGCGGCCTGGAAAGTCTCGGTGTTGCCGTCGGTGACGGCCTGCTGGATTCTGGCGACGATGTCGGCCTTCTGCTGGGCCAGTTTGTCAAGGTTTTTCATAGACATTTTTTTACTCCTTTCTGGCGAACAAAGCCGCCAAAAGATTTTGGGGGATATTTTGGGCCGGAGGTTCCGGTTCGGGGGCTGGTTCGGGAGCTTGCTCTGGCAGGGGTTCGGGCTCTGGGGGGGCTTCACGGGCCTTCAGGGTCTGGGTTGTTTGTCCCTTGAGGATAAGTTCCGCCAGCTGCTTGCGAACGCTCTGGCTTGCTGCTTTCTTCTCGGCGAGAGCAACCACAGATGTCGCAAATCCCATTTCCAGGGCGTCGTTGGCGCTGATCCAGGTCTCGGCGTCCATGAGGGCTTTGAGTTCTTCCTCGGTGATGTTGATGTGGTCCATGTAGGCATTGATGCTGGCCTGGGTGATGATCTCCAGGTCGTCGGCGTCCTTCCTCAACTGGTTCTGGTCGCCGACGGTATAGGTCCAGGCATTGTGTATCATGAGCAGGGACGCGTTGGACATGATGCGTTCATCACCGGCCATGAAAACTACGGACGCCGCGGAGCAGGCGAAGCCGTCGCAATAGGTTCTGACCCTGGCCTTGTGCCGGCGCAAGGCATTGTAGATCGCCAGGCCCTCAGCCACCTCGCCGCCGTAGCTGTTGATGTAGACGTTGATGGTGTCCACCTCCAGCCCGGCTATTTCCTGGGCCAGATTGTAGCTGCTGACGTCGCCTTCAAGCCAGGGCCAGCTGACGATGTCGCCGTAGATGTAGATGTCGGCCTGAGTCCCTTCGGTTGTAAGTGCGTGTGTAAGTGCGTAATATTTCTTCAATGGCCATTCCTCCTTTCAAGATTTTAGTTACCCACCTCCTGGCGCGAAAGCGTCGGTGATGGGTTGATAGTTTTTGGTCATCCAGCGAGCCTGGCTCCAGTCAGTCTCCAGCGGCTCCATGCCCAGGGCGATGAGGCAGTCGTCTACGCAGTAGGCGCCGATTCTGAGCAGGGTCTCCAGGGCACCGGCAATGTCTTTTATGTCATGAGCTTTTATCATGCTGGTGTTGATGCGCAGGTAGGTCCTAGCCAGGTAGTCTCGCTTCCCGTAGTATTTGCGGTTGATCTCATCCTGCAGGGCCTCGGCCAATGGGTTGATGCAGAAAACCATAAAGTCATCCATGGCTTTGCTGGTGTCGGCAACCTTACCCTTGAGCAGCTGCGGCGGGATCTGCAGGGCGATGGCAACAAAGTCAAAAATGTCATCGATGAAGGCTCTAATTTGAGCGTTATCGGCCCCACCTTTGACGCCGATGTTGCTTGCAAGCTCGGTATAGTCCAAGCCCTCTTGAAGAGGAAGCACCGCCCCACCTTCAGCGGTAAAGAATTTTTTAAATTTCTCATTGAAGAGATTCTGAAGCTCTTCTTGGGCTTTTTTGGTCGCAGAATATTTAGCCTCAATTTTGAGGACGCCCCTTGGCGAGTTGTTGCGCTTGTAGTTGCCTTGGGCGGCTGCGATCAGCTTGCCGTAGGAATTATATAGCCCGTCGATGACGTCTTTTATCCGCTCATTGTGCAGCTCGAAGTGGAAAACGTCCTCTTCCTGGAAGATGCGGTTGAGCTGGAAGCCGTCGATTACAACGTCCCTGTAGATATACTGCCGGAAGGCGAATTTTTCACAGGTGAAGCTTTCAGCGCAGTAAAAGTGCCCCTCATACTGCACCACTAAAGCCTCGTTGTCATAGATAAGGTGGTGCAAGACATCGCGCCAAAATTTGCTGGCCGATTTGTTGGGGTTGGGCTCGACGTTGAACAGGTAATAACTGTCCTTTCGGACCTTCTTGCCTTTCTCGTAGGTCTCGAATTCTGCCCGGCTGAGGACATTGGCTATCAGGTTGAGGCTGCTCTGGATGGCCAGCTCCTTGAAAAAAACTTCCCCGGCCAGCTGGCCGACGACTGCCGAGAGGTCCAGCTTGCCGTCCTTGCTGAATAGTGATAGAAACCAGTCTTTTATTGCCACTTACTCACCTCCCTCAGTAGGTGTAGACGTCAAGGCTGAGGACTTCGGTAATGGGCTCCTCAAGCTCGGAGTCTTTGGTCAGGGCATGGATTAACGCAAAAAACCCGTCAGTTTTGCGGGTTTTGGGCTCAATCTTTAGATAAGTGGTGTTGCCCTTGGCGTCGATTTCGAGGCACGTGTTATTGACATACCAGCGCATGGTTGGGTTGTCGCCGAAAACAAGGGTCTCCTCAGCAAAGATTTGCTCAATCAGTGGGGCGACCTTGGCGTGGGTGATTGGGCCGCTCCGGACTCGGGAAAGGGGCAACCCGCGTTCCTTGAATACCGATTCCAGAAGGCTGGCCCTGTAGTCGTCACAGCAAATGTCAACGATATGGTAGGTCTTGGCTTGCTCCACAAACCAATCTGCAATATCATCGGCACTGATATTATCCCGGTTGATGATGGTGATAAGCTCCGGCCTTGTCTCGGCCAGCTCGCGGACTGGAAACTTTATGGGCCTACTCTCTACTTCCAGGGCCTTGTGGCAGACAAAGGTGTGTTCCAGCCAGTAACGTTTGCCTTGGAGCTTAAACAGTAGGCCACAGCTGGCAAAGTCGGTTGTCCTGGCGTAGTCGATGGCCCCGATGCACTTGAGGCCGGACAGGTCCGGGATTTCCTGGTTGGTGGCCAGGATCTTCTCCCAGGGTGCGACGACCACAAAGTTGTCCTGGGCCGGCAGGTTCATCCGCTTGGTCATAAACTCAATGGCCAGGTGTGGCTGATAGCCCATCTTGACGAACTCGTCCTGCATCTCTTCCTGCAGGATTGGAAAATGCTTATAGGACGGATTGGCCTTGGGCCAATTGGCCGAGTCTTTATACTCCTCTTTATCATCCAGCTTGTAGATAAGCGGCAGGGTGCGAAGCTGGGTGACTTCGCCATCCAGGATTCGCTTGGATAGGTCAAGCAGCTCATCCAAGACCCCACCCCGGACATAGCCCTGGGAGGTTATGAAAAAAGTTCGGCTGTGCTTTTTCTTGCCGAAGCCAGACTGGAAGACTTTAATCATGTCCCAGGTTTCATACTCATGTATCTCATCAAAGATCAGGCAGGCGGACCGCTTGCCGTCTTTGGTCCTGGCGTTACTGGTGTTGTACTTGATATAACTGTTGGTCCGCAGGTTGACAATCTTTTGCTTGGTCTTGTAAAAAAAGTTCTTGCTCTTTGCCCATGTGCGTTCTAGGACCTCGTAGATGTCGATGAAACTGGTCTTGGCCTGGTCCTCGGCGTTGGCGATGATGTCGACGTTGTAGCCATTCACCCCGTGGTAGTGGGTAGTAAAATACCAAGCGATCGCAGAAATGAACCCGTTCTTGCCGTTGCCCCGGCCCATCATGATGAAAAATTCATTGAAGACGACGGAATCTCGGCTCTTGTAGTAGCAGTGGACCAGCGCCAATATAAAAAGCTCCCAGTCTAGGAGCTTGAAATCAAAGTATTTTTCTATTAACTCGACGGCCTTGTCTATCATGTCGCCCCGGATGATGACATCGGGGTTATCCAGCTTTTGCTCAACGTAGTCCATGGCCTGCTTGAGCTCTTTGCAGGCAGGGATA